ATCAATAGCTATATCAGTCATGTAATAAACATTTGTTCCATGTTTCTTTCTTTTCGTTGAAAGAATAAGATTAGTATTTTGAATAAGTTTACCACGATTTTTGATACCTTTTATAGATTCATTGACAGGTCTAAAGTTCATACCAGTAATACGCCAAAGACAAGGTAAGTCTTCAACATTAACACCATCTCCCTTACCAGTAACAGCGTGCATATTTAATAATCCATATGTTAATGTATAACATTTTATATTTTTTTGCCTTGCCGCTTCTTCGTTTGCTAAAGTATCTAATTCTTTATATGGAACTTTACCACATTTTGTACCCCCAAGCATATCTAATGCTTCATCCTTCCATGATTTAAAAATCACGGATTCATTTGGATAAGTATTTGTTTCCGGGTTATACTCCATGTATTGATACCCTCTTATGAATGGCCTAAATAAAACAGGGCCATTATTTTTTTTACTATAAACTTTTTGTTCTGATACTGTATCATAAACAGAGTATGTTCCCACCTCTAACTTATTACCATCATCATCTTCTCCCACTCTATTTATAGCAAGTTTTGGTAATACTAATGAACCAGAACCAGAGTCATCCTCTTGTCCTGTCATACGCATTATTTGCTCCTTTGTTAAGGAGTCGTATTGTTGTAATTCAGTCATTTATATACCTCCAAGTATATTTGTTTATAATTGTTTATAGAACATGCACACACACTGTCAACCATTATTCTACTACTTTTAAGTCTAGCCAGTCATAGCCAATTTTTATCTCAGTATCAAGAGGTACATTGAAGTCAATGCCATAGATTTCCTTTAACGATTTAATTACATTTGATGAACCTTCACGCATTACTTTTATCATTATACTCTCCTCATCCGGATGGATATCAGCTACAACTGAATCATGGACTGTATTTATTAACATACTTTTAAGATTATGTTTAGTAATCAATCGTTGTATATTAATACACGCTAATGGAACTATATCTCCAGTAGCAAATCCCTGCACAGGATAGTTTTTTATCTGTGTAGAGAAACTTGTACCACCCCAAGGCATTCTTTCAACAGATGGAAATCCATATTGTCTGCCTGTTGGTAGTGTAACCATTTTATATTTAAGGGCTTCATTTTGTAACTTTTCATGCCACAAAGTAATACCTTTATATTTTTCTTTAAACGCATTATAGTATCTTTTTTCATCATCTGTTCCAGACATACCACCATATAGAGGTTTAAAGGTATGCCCTTTTGCCTGTTGTCTAGATACTCCAATGATATCAGCAGTATATTGATGCACATCTACGCCATTTTTTATATCTTCCATACCTTGCTCGTCTTGTGCTAAGAATACTGCTGTCCTAAACTCTAACTGTGCGAAATCTATTTCCGCCACTTTACCTTTTTCAAATCGAGATGTAATAACTTTACGAATAGGAAACGTACCACCTCTTGGTTGATTTTGGAAGTTAGGGTCACGACTAGACAACCTACCTGTTCTTGTAATACATTGCATAAAATTGGGATATAAAAATCCATCCTGTTTTGTATGTTTTTTAATACCCTCTACAAATGTAGATAAGTATGTCTCTAATGCATTATACCTTGTTATTTTATTAACAAATTCATTTAGTTCTGGACTCTGACTAGCTATTCTAAGTAATGTTATTCTATCTGTTTTAAATCCACCTTCAGAAGCATCTGATACAAACTGTGCTCGTGCACCAAATCCTGCACGATTTTTTGTATTTGTGTATATAACTCCTTCCGATTTACAAGTAGGGCATTTAGACATATTTTTATATTTATCACCCTTTATTTTAAACTTTTGTATATACCCTTTACCTTTACATTCAGAACACTGACTAGCTTTTGTTTTAAATATAGGCATAAGGTGCATCATTAATGTTTTCTTAAATTCAAATCCACTCATTCGAGGTCTTTTCTTAGGTTTCTTTGTATACTTATCCACACCAATATTAAAATCATTTACCCATGATTTTTTATCCACAACCTGTACACCATATATCAATTTAGATAATTGCTCTGGACTAGAGGGGTTAATTTTTGTATCCCCCATTTTATTATGTATAGTTTCATCTATTTTAATACGAAGTTTATCATGCTCTAATTGAAACTCTTGTTCAACTTCATCTAGTTTATGTAAATCAATACAAATACCATTATTCTCCATCTGTGTTAAAATAGCACAAAATTCGCACATCATTTTTACAGTTTTTATAAGCCCTTTATTACGAGGTAATTTAAAATCATTCATTTGGGATTGGAATAGAGCTTTTGTTGCAATAATATCCTGCCTCCCATACTCGTCAACAATTTTTAAAGGTATGTTCTCAAAAGATACATCCCGTTTAATATAGTCTTCTGTTAAGTCAGACTTTTGGCTAACACCTCTTCGTATACAGCAATCTTTTAATTTTAAACTTTGTTTTGAACCTCTACCTAAAACATATTCACCAATCATTGTATCATATATTTTACCAGAATAAGTAAACCCTACTTCATAAATCCACGATAAATCAAATTTTATATTATGTCCTACAAGTAATGTAGTCTTATCTAATATATCTTGCACTTCTTTTCTATATTGCTTACCATTATATTCTGTATGCTTGAAGAAAAAATATTCCTCGTTAATACCAATGCTAACAATAAAGTTATTTGGGTGTTTAGGTGATGGGTCTTTCTTACCATCAATAATTTGGTAAGATGTTTCTATGTCAAATACTGTAATCAATCTATGTACCTCGATAATTCTGGGATAATCTTGCAAGTCATCTTGCCATGATACCCTGTTATTTTATTTTTACTCACGGCTATACTGCGTACATCTTGGTCTATATCTAATTGATTTCTAAATCCTACACCAATAATAACATCAGCTTCTGCCGCCTTACCTGTCTTACTATTCTCCATCATATCGAATGTCAAGTCTAACTTACCAGATGCATCTGCTGATGCTTGGGATATACCTACTAAAGCACAACTTCTTCTTTTTGCAATCTCTCTTGCACCTGTATAAATAGCTCGTAACTTCTCATCTGTTCGTGCAAATGTACCACTAACATGAACCTTATCTAATTGGTCAATAACTAATACATTTGGTTTTTCTTTAGCTACATAAGAGTCTATTTTATCTAGTGACCAATCAACTGTATCTAATATTCTCATATTAGTCTTAATTTGAGACCATAATTCACCTGTTTTGACCGGGTTAGCTCGTATTTCAGCAAAGGTCATGCCTGTATGGGCACTAATTAGTCTCATTTGTGTTCTAATTGCAGGCTCTTCGTTTATAAGGGCACATACTTTAGCCCCTTGAGAAGCAAAACCGCCTTGACCTGCGACCATATTAACCCAAAATGCGGTCTTGCCACTCTCTGGTCTGGCAAAGACAATAAGAAAATTGCCATCACCAATCCCATTTACATTATCCCTCAATTTGGATAAGTTAAATTTCCATTTAGTATTATCTTTTAGTGCATCAATCAATGTGAGTATATCATCTGTTACATTTTCATACTCGTCCTTATGAACACCATTTAAATCATCAATCAATGTTTGTATATCATTAAAATTAGCATCATTTGTATTGTTATACATATCTGTTGCTATAACGGCAATTTTTTTAGCTACATTTTGTTTATACAATGCTTCTAAAATAGTTGTTGCTATTCTTTTATTAGGTGTTTCTTTTTTTACATCCTCTAATAAAGTATTAAAGTTATCTTTTGCTACTCTTGTTAACGCAGGATTATAAACTTGTGTATGTAATGTAGCAATTTCCTCAATAGTTAAACTCTCATCAGAGTTTGCATGAGCTTTCGTTATTGTTTCATACAGTGTTCCTGTTCCATTAGTGAACATTGTTTTAGATACCCGACCTTTATTTTCTTCATAAAAATCTTTATCTAATAGTAAATTTATAAGTTGTTTTTCAATCATATGGTTCGCAGTTGTTTAATTATTTCTTTCATTAATTTTGTTTTGTTTTTGTCTTTCCATAACCTAATATAAAACTTTGCACTCTTTCTGTCAAGTACACATGAAGCTTTTTCAAGAGGCCAAGTTCTTAAGTATGCTAAATAACTTTTATTTAATGACATATACATAGGTATTTCATTTCTTTTTAATTTTAATTTTTTATACTCCCCAGTAAGTGAATATATGCAATGAAAATACTTTTGTTTTTGCATAACAAACCAAGGGTATGTACCACAATCAATTAATTTCCACATTTATTGCTCCATCATAGAGTAGTCTTGACCTGTTTTGTAATAGTCTGTTGCTTTGCATCCATTACAAATTCTATTGTGAATACCCTCACTTAAAAATTGTTTATTACAACACATGCATTCTCTCTTCATCTTGTTTTTAGTTGCAACACGAGAGGCTATTTGTTTATCTGGCCCTCTACGATAACTTTTTTTTACCATATTTTATCTCCTTTAATTGTTGTTTCCACCCGTCATTAAAAATAGTTAACAGTATAGTTATTCTATGTTTTGTTACAGGTTTATTTTTTAAATTAATATATAGAAAAGATATTAGTGCGTCAATAAATATTTTATTAAACATAAAATTTATTCCTTTTTTTTATTAGTTGTTGCATTTTTCTTTATCCTTTACTTTACTACAATAAAACTCTCTAGCTTTATCCTTCATTTTATTTTGTTTAATTATTATTTTTTCTTTTTTATCTGGATTAGGATTTTCTGTCAATGCTTTATCAATTACTTTTACTGTTTCTTTTGCTACCATAAAAGTACAGCCATTACAAGTAACAAGTAATATTAATAATAATAACAGTATGACAAAAAATTTATACATGCACCCACCACTCTGGTGCATCTACACCTCGTTGCCATTTAGCAAAATAAGCTTTTGCACCTTGATAATATTTTCTGTAGGCAGTTACATAATCATTATCTTTGTATTCGTCTGGCATACATTGAGGGGGTTCTTTAAAAAAACCATCGGGTATATCATTTATATAATTATTATCATAAATCATATTTATAATTCTAGAAGATTTATGTAATTTTTTAAATCGTTTCGTATATTCTTGACTAATAAAGACAGCATTTTCTAATGCCCAACGAAAACAATTACGATTAAATCCTACCCATTTAGTCATAGGATGATTGGGGTAAGCTTTTTTATATAAATCTACTGTGCCATTTAGTAAATCAGATTTAGTATTTTGATGTTGATGTATAGCAGTAGACAACATCTGTGCTGACTCTAATAACATTTTTGGCACATGTTTATCACATAATGCATTAGCCGCCCATTGTGGGTCTTTGTGTAAAAAAAATATATTCATAGTGTTACCTCTTTCTGTTTAAGTTTATAGCCTAAATCTTTTATAATATTTATTGCATCTGGTGTCAATGTTGTATTGCCTGTTAATTTAGTTAATAATTTTGCTTGGCGGCAAATTGGATACACTAAATTATTACCGAAAACATTTTTTTTCTCAACATGCACTATGCCCCCTTGTATTTTTATTTCATTCATTTAAATAACCTTTCTATTTGGTTCTCGCCATAATACTTTAAGTCATCTTCAAGTATTTTAACTTTAGTATCTATATAATATCTTAATTGATTACTTATGTCAAATGCCTTTGTAGTTGCATCCCTGTCAAGTGCAATAATTATTGTTTTAAATCTTTTTTTTATGACGGGTATATAACTGTCTGGCAAACTTGTACCCATTAAAGCAATACCAGAATAAAGATTAGAGATAGCACAAGCACTGGCACAGTCCTCAACGAGTACGCCTACATCACTTTGTCCGCATATAAATGGATGCTGTTTATCTCCATACATAAACCATTTAGGGTATACCTGTGAACTTAATCCTCTACCAACAGCACCATAAATCTTTTTTTTATCCTTAATCATAAACACAGCCCTATGCTGTTTAACATCATAACGTATGTCTACTCGCCCTGCCATATATGATTTCATACAATTGTTTTTTTTAAGATAGTCAGTACATTTTTCTGTAGAAAATACGCTAACAAAATTTTTAGGAATAGTAAATTCTTTTTTTTCTAGGCTGTTTTTTTTACGAGATAGTAGTGATAGTAGCTCGGACATTGAAGCTTCTTTAGTAACTTTACCTTTGGCACTACAAGATGCATGGAAACAATACCATAAAAGTTTTCCATTTTGCTTTTTTATTGTTAGTGTGTTGGAATGATTGCAGAAAGGACAGTCAATTCTTGTGTCCACTTCATCACCTTGAATAAGGGTTTCTATAATGGCTAATTGATTTGTGAATTTCATAGGGGGGGTAGTATACTCGAAAATTAAAAAAAAGTCAAGCAATGCTCATCACTACTTGACTTTCTCAACAACATATTTAACAAAGGGGGGCGAATTTATGTGTATAGTCATGACTACATTGACGACACTCACCCCTTATAATTTAATTAAAGATTTGGATTAACACCCTGTATCTTTAACTTTCTGAGAATTTGGATTAACACCCTATCTTCTCAAAACTCTTATATGCTTATTGCACATTCATGGCACTACCCAAGCCATTCTCTCGAGGGGGCAGAGCAAGGCTACATCCAATTCTACATCGAGTACTGCTACTAGACATTGGCTACGATTTCTCGCATATGATATCTCTTGATACCCCCTAATTTAGGTGGTGGTTTCGCTGACAACCCATGTAACCACGCATTAAGTTAATTAAACTAGTATTGCGATTCAACACCTAAAACTCTAAACTTATGTGAACAGTAGGGCGATATCCTTATTACAGCAATAACCTACTGCTCACATAAATTTGGGTAGTTTTGACTATGCTTATTGCACATTCATGGCACTACCCAAGCCATAGGGTTTCGGATATTTTTAAACCCCAAAATTTATTACCATACTTAGCATTATCTTACAATTCACTTACGAACAGAAAATAATATTCAGTTCAATTATCCGTATTTTTTTTATAGTGCGATAATTCCCTAAACACTAACCCCATTATCTTGCCTCGCAGTCTTTCGACTGGGTGTTTGGCGTATACACTATGAGAAAAGGTGGTTAACTCTTTATAAACTTCCCTCTTCTCTTCCAACCATCAATTTAATGGTCGAAATTCTTTAAGCCACCATTTTCTTTTGGTTAACTTCTTGACTTGCACTATACAGACTTGAATCAATAATAGGATTGCACAATTTAGGATTAACCCACCAATGATGCTTTGCTCGTTGAGCCAAGTATCGTTGTGGTGGCAATCCATCTCTTGCCCGTTCTATATCTCTCCTAGCCATTGTAAGCCATTCAGAAACATGAATACCAACACCATAGAATTGTTTTGTCCTACCA